GCACACACTTTGCATATACCGTGGTGGAGCATATTACACAAGAATGCAATCAAACATAATGGGTCAGCAGTTTCAGAAGCAACAAATTATAGAAAACTATCTCAATATAGTCCCGAAGATTACTATATGTTTATGAGAAGTACCTTCGGAAGTATAGGAAGTCAGTTAACAATTAACGGATATACTTCTTTGTACTTTGACATATACGATAAATACAATAAAAGTATAAGTCTAAATCCAAAATGTACTGTTGTATCTTTCAATACTAGCGGAACAATAGTTGTAGATAACGCAAATACGTTCCCAATGTATCCTTACTATAAACAAGAAGTGCAGTATACGGGCAAGAATGGAACTATCTATTCTAAAGAACTAACAAGTGTTAGCGGAGATACGGCTGCAACAATCAATATACCCAAAACATTGACATTAGGTGCTAAATCAGGCGCTGATGGTTTTTGGGATAACATATATGATGGTGCAATACTTACTTTAACACATAGTTACAATACATTACCAGCAGGTGAAATACTTACAAATAAACGTAAGAGTGTATTTGCGAATATATTACCTGATATAATTAATGGTAATCAAGATACATATAGTAATCATGTACCTGATGCATTCCTATGTATGTGGCATCCTAACCTTGGTAGACCTAATACATACTTCTCAGATAATACATCTCGAAGTTGGAAAGGTAATGCAGTTAACAAAGCAGCATATAATTCATTACCTGAACATTTTGAAACTATACATTATCACGATTTTACACACGCAATGAGTACAGGTCCATTTGATTTCTTAATTAAGAGACCTAATGTAAGTAAAACAGGTGAAGTGACAGTAGGTAATAGTACACACGATGCTGGTGGAACTAATTTAATGCTTAGTGGATATTGGCCTTGTGGTAGTCGTGGCGGCCCACATGCAAGTAAACTAGACTTATACGGTATGGCATCTATACCATGGAATGTGCATGAAACGTCTACAAGTGCTGATTTTGCCTCTAATAGCAACTTCCAATGGGTAGATGCTGATGATGATGGTAGTTATGCAGTATCTTCGGGTATAACAACTGGGGCTATGAACGGTTATAGAAGAAGACCGTATGGCTACCGTAACGCTGTACGTCAAGCCTATAACAGACCGAGATACGACATTAATAGTGTGCGTGCAATATACGAAGCGGATGCTTCAAGCGCTGCTGGTACTAACACTCTGAACTACGATGCAGGTCCACTTGTACAGACCGAGGCATACAGCAATGCATGGAGCGATGGTAGTAGCAACGCATCTAAACCTACAACATACGTTGGGGTTATGGAGAGACAAACTAACTTCACAGGAATGTTAAATCAAGACCAAGAGGGTTGGCAAGTAAGATATAGTGACGGTAGAAGGATGACAAGACCGTTTGGTACACCAGTGCGCACAATACGAAATCCAACACGTACTGAAAGAGATTGGTGGGGCGATGAAGAAGGTAAAGGAGAAACAAGCCTATCTGTGGCCTCTCAGTACTATCTGATAGATTGGTGGGGCAATGAGCGTGGAGAGGCTGTAAGACGTGCCCCAGTGCGCGGATTTGGTATTAGACCATCATGGGATTGTGGTGACGCATATGACAACGGTAGCAATACTGCACATGCGCGTATTTGGAATGGTGGTAAGCCTCTATTCAATCTAAAAGGTATAGCCAATTTGACTAATGGAAATATAACAATAACTGACGGTTACACAATACCTCGATTCGGGGGCGTGTTGAATAATGTTAACAACGCTAACACAAATGAATTGGTGGATGTGTTTGCCCCTGTGCATTCATTGCGTGTAGGTGATATGGGTAATGGAAGAGGCGTAAGATATCCAACCGCGTTTAACGAAGAGATTCTCACAGAACTATCGACACCAGTACATAAGACTGGGGTGGTTCTCAGTCATAATACTGCTGAGCCATTGTTCGGAGATGGGTTGTTACGCCCACGTAACGCTGTACTGCAAGCCGATGAAGTCAAGAGGGGTATTAGTTCTAAACTTGGTATAGATGATAATGGGCTACTAAAATCGGAAGCAACGGTCAGTGATAGAATAGAAGAGATAGTTGGTACAAGTGTACACACAGATGCTATTTCGCGCACTAGTCCGAGAATTGGAATAGACGCACAAGTTGTAGAAGGTATAGAACAAAATCACGTAGTCATCAACACAGAAGCACATAGTTTACACACTGATAGAAATGTAGGTCAGAGAGTTATACTAGAAGGTGCAATGCAAATTGAAGGTAGTTTGGCAGATGCAAATTATACAAGTATCAGTTTCTCAAGACAAGGTAGTGGCTCTACGGTTTCTGCCGTTCATAGATACTCACACACTAACGTGTTCAGACCATACGGAGGTTCATACATAATTGAGACGAAGAGTTATGCTGGACTGTTTGACGATACTGGTTGGGGTGTTGCAACTTTAAGCGGTAGTAATCACACAAGTAATCCTTACCAAAGTCCATCTGATGGGAGTGTTACAAATTATAATACAGATACTGTGAGAAATAATGAGAACGATAATATTGTAAAGTTCTTAGTTAGACCAGTAAGAGTTTTAGACGCTAAACACACGGAAGTATATCGCATACACAATTCATTGAATAGCGCATCGCCTCAATACACTCAAAATTACCTACACGCAACATCCGGCGGCAAGTATGGTATATTCACATACGAAGTGGAAAACGGTAGAACACCTAATACGAATCTATCAAGAAGCGGTCTACCCGACGGTAACGGCCCGTATCTTCCTATATTTGTATTCGACCATACTGCTGCATTCACTACACCACTCAGTTATGGACCAAAGTTACTAGGTACGGGTGTAAGCGGGTTTGATAACACAAGTTTGAAAACTAGCGTATCTAGAATTATCATAAGTGAAAACACACTACAACATCATCGCTCGGATGCAGCGAGAAGAAGGCAAGAAGAAGACACAGACGATGAACTCAAGAGAAGCGACTTTGCTGTAAAACCTAGATTTAGCCAGTCATTACACAATAAAGGGCACAAAGGTGATGTGGACTTCAATGTCACAGACCATAGCGGAGATGGTGCGTGATGGGTCTTATCCAATCGTCAAAAGGTAGGTTTGATGAAACCTTGACAAATGTAATGAACGATATTAGACAACCAGTGTTTGTAGATAACGCTGTACATTACGCAAAAGTAGAACCAAGAAGTGCGGGTAAGACTAGAGTTACTATTGAAGCGATAAACGCTGATAATTACGATTTAGCAACAGAGCGTACATATTCTTTAGTTGAATCTGAATCTAGTATTATCATTACGCATACTGAAACTGACGGGCATTCGCTGAAAAGCGATATATGGTCTAGTAATGGTAAAAACAAGGTTACAGATTTATTGTATAGCGAAGATAACCCAGTAAACCGAATTATGAAGAGTACAGTTACTTCTACCAGCAATGGTCTACAATTAGATTTACGCAACATGAAAGGTCGCACTTTGAAAGATATAGGTTTTAGAGATGAAAGAGTACATCTTGCACAAGGTATAGATATTGGATTTAGAACTACCGATTTAGCGGTTAGATTAGCACAAAATGTGCCTGATGCAATTACTGCGGTAACAACAGGTTCACACATTACAACTACTAGAGGTAGCAATAATAGACGTAAGATAAGTAATACATTCTTAGCGTCTGATTTCTATGGCATTAATCTAATTACAGCCTTACGCTTTGTTTCTAGACATGACAATCGTGTGACTATGATGAATAGATACGGTGTGTTAAATTATGTGCCTTTTAATCATGCAGACGTGAGTAGAAAAATAGCAGGTAACATACGCTTTGGTCAGAAGAAAACTAACCCTATTGAGAATATAGAAAACCGCGTCACAGTGCAAGGTAAACAAATAGCATTAAATGAAGACTTGATTCTTACAATGGATGATAGAAGTAGACAACAGAGTAAATACAATACAGATGTACTAGAAAGTGTAACTCCTATATTTGATGAATCTATTACGAGTATATCACGTGCAAAAACAGTTGCAAGGCAGATATTGAAAGCAAATGCGTCTACAACAGGCTCACTACAATCTAGAGGACATCCTAATTTATGGGATGCGAGACCGGGCGATATAATAGAATATGATGGTAAAAGATTGACTATACTGGAAGCACAACATAGAGCAGGTAGTGCTTTGAGTGATTTTACTTTCCTCAGCGTTGAATCGGGATTAGAAGGAGTCTTACAGGGTATAGAAAGTGGAAGTGTGTCATCATCATCTAAGAGAAGACCGGATAAGACAAACCAAATTACAGATGAGAACTTTTCATTCTTTGATAGCCTAGAAATAATAGTAACGCCGACAATTACAGTTACTGAATTATCACACGCTGGCTTCTTAATTGGCCGAAATAGCGAAAGAGGGGTATTAGGTGGGAACAATGAAACTATCGGACTCATCGAAAAAGAATCTACAACAATAGAGGGGGAATCATAATGCCAGCAAACGACCATTTGAAACGATTAGTGATAGAAACAATAGCAGATAACATCAATGAAATGGTTATTGGTTTTGATAGCACACCTGCTACAAGTAGCGATGGTAGTGCTGGTAGACCAGCGATAACAATAACGCCTACTGTACGCATTATGGATAATTCAACATTACTTGTAGAAGGTAATTTAACAACAGCAAACGCATTCGACGAAACGCTCAAAGAAGTGTTCGTGCAATTAAGGGGTTCAAGCGGATTCACCCCTATTACAAGACATGTTTTCAATCCGATAAAAAAAACATCGACAAACGAAGTAGTAATCCAATTAATGATAGAGGTAAAGTGATATTATGGTAGAAAACGTCATTTCAGGGCACACGACAACATTGACTGATGGAGATTATATTCTCTCTCCATCTTTAACTAATTTATTTGAAGGCATACACGGTAATGGAATCTTGATGTATGAAGATACAGCAACAGGTGATAGCAATAGAAACGCTAAGGCTACAAGCCCCGGATTTGTTTCTGATAACGGTACTAACTCTATCGTAGTAAGAGGTGGATATGCTGTATTAGACGGGTTAATCATACCTTTCGGTAACATAGCCGCAGGTGCAACACACACCATTACACTACAACAGAGTACTATTGAAGGTAGTACATCTGCGTTAACTAGCGGTCAAACTTGTCTGTTAGTTGTTTATGCTTGTAGTGATACAGAATCTCCGAGATATGGTATCCACATAGAACAGGGTTCTCCTGTATCTACCGGATTTCCAGTAACGCCTGAAAGTTTCTTGAGTGATACAAGCGGTCTAAATGGTGGCCTGAACCTTGCATCTAAACAAAGCACAGCCCTTGCAGTTGTGAAATGCGCTTTCAATGCGGGCGCTGGAGATTTAGATATGGAAGTAACCGAAGTATACGATGTGCGTACATTCGTAAAACCTAGCCCTATTTATTTCAGCCCAATGACTACTGGTTCTCTTGGTAACCAAACAGGTAGAATTGACTCGACAGCAGACCTTGACGGTATGCATGGTGGTGGAGATGAAGTCGGGGGACTATCAACATCCAACTTTGGTGGCATGTGGATGTCTTACAGTCACGGTACGGATGGCTCAGATGGAGACCATGTGTTGTACTTTAGCGGTAAACAAGGTGGTACGAGAAGAACACACAGAATCGGTCCAAACAAAATTAGTGTATTGAATACTGCACAGGATGTTAGATTTGATGGTCCAAATATTTTCAATACAACACCTAGCGGTACTATTAATTTAACACCCACTGGTACATTTCCTCCAAGTCATATGATTATAGTTAACAATGCTGCAACAGGAAATAGTAACATAGTTGTATTTGACCCCAATGGTTTGAGTAATGGCTCTGATACTGACGGTAATGTTAATGCGGCATCCTCTGCTATATTCGTTTACAATGGTACAGCATGGGTAAAAGTATTCGCAACATCATCAGCAGTAGGTGCGAGTGGTTCAGCAGGTGCTATACAGATAAGTGACGGTAGTTCATTCTCTAACGATGCGCAACTGACATTCACCACCGCGAGTAACACACTCAACGTAGGCGGTCCGATAACTATGGGAGGACTTCTTACCGATGCTAGTGGTATAGCATTCAAAGCCAGTGTGTCAAGCAACCCTGCTGGTTCAGGGCCGGATGCACGAACTCTATGGGTAGACTCAGATGATGGTAAATTATACTTCAATACAACTGCTGTACAAATGGTAGGCGACGCATCAACAATAGATATTAACGGGCTTACAGAAGTACAAATAGCGTCGGGCGATTACATCGCATTTTCTGATGAAGGAGAAAGTGGAGACCCGACAAGAAGAGAATCGATAGACGATGTGGCAACATTGTTTGCAGGTACAGGTTTAACCGCATCTAGTGCAGTAATCAATATTGACCCTAACCAAGCGGGTATCACTAGTATAGGTCCAGCAGGTACATT